GTTAGATGTATTAGTATATATTTATTATGTAAAAACAACGTGTTATGTGTGAAGTTGAGAGCCGGAGCTCAATTAATAATTAAACTTCAGATGCATAAGCACTCTCTATTTGTGTGTGTGCATATGTAAATTATGTATATGTAAATTAAAAAGACACGGCCCCACTGGGCCACCGTTGTGAACGGTACGCGATTTTCCTAAAAATCATAAAATGTGCAAGCACGTGGTTTGGCGTTTAGGTTGCCACCCTATTCTTTATCGCAGAAATGCGGGACTGTAAGAACCTACTTTGCCCGACTATGTAGCGATACGATAGTCGAGCGGACCTGAGCAAAAGCCCTTAAGCTCGGCCCCTTTCATACTCACAAAAACGAGCACCTCAACTGATTGCGTCAACACCTCGGGTGCCTGCAACTTAGTGAGCGTTCGTATGTAGAATGAGCCGTAGGAGTAACTACTCCTGTCGCTGTTAAAACCTTTGGCAACGCGCAAATGGTCTGTTGCGCTCTTCCAAGGCACAGTGATCGAAAACGGTTGACCGCCCTGCACCTTCTTAATGGTGACGAAACTGGAATATTGTTCGTCATCCATAGTGGGCGCAACATAACGCCCATAATTTGGAACGAAAGCCAAATCAATGCTGTGCATATTAGCAAAAACCGGCACAAAAGTGTAGCACAAGTCACCACGCCAAAAAGTGCCCATAAGCGCGATCATTTCGACCAAAGTGGGTTGGAAATTGGCACCCGGTTGTGCCGCTGTTACGCGAGTAGACGGACTCAATTCAGTAGACCAAACTATAGAACCGATCTGCGTCGTGTCAGCCGAAATAGCAAACCTACCCAAATATGAAGGCCGCGCCATCAACGAGCTAATGTTCAACTCGGGCGCCGTGACTGGCATATTAAGTGCAACATATTGCTCGCCTATGCCATCATCCAAAGGCTCTGCACAGCCCAAACCTTCCACATTGGCATACCTCCCGTGAAACGTAACCAACTTGCTCTGTGGTTGCATGGCATTATTAGGGTAATCGGGAATAAAACCTTTGATGACACTCCCAAGTTTAGCGGTTCCAAAATCAACGGCTTTGTGTACCAAATCCTTGACCGCTCCCCCCAACAAGTCCATCAAGCCTTGAGCTTCAAACATGTTGACATCGTGCACAGTCACGGGTCTAGTGACCAACCCTTTCACTCTGCCCCGCGCAATCGCGCTGAAATTCGTCGAAGCTGCGATCCGCGGCACGCTAAAATCAGCACCAACAATCTCGGCGCTAATAACAATACTAGCCGACAAATTAGTAGCCTCAACCCCTACAGCAAGCGGCGAGAAAACACTGACTTGATAAACAGCCAAATTGGGCTCAGAATCCGACAAGTCGAGATCCATCACACGTTTGGGATATCGCCAAGGTATTCGCAAAGTGACGGATTTTTGTCCTCCCGCCATAATAAGCGTATGTTCTGGCAATATCGTTTGCGAAGTGAGCGAATTTTCGTGTGTTCGTGCGATCTCACTCTGGTCAGTCAACGGCACCGAGTAGGCCACAAGCGCGCCCGCCTGAAAAGGGTTACTCTGCAGCGTCAGTGTAACATCAACGTACGTATGCGATGAGTAGGTCATGGTCTTGTAAGAGGCTGCGACAGTTTCAGACACCAGCAAATCCTGCGGTATCCTCAAACTAAGAAGCACAGCCCCCACAGGCTGGATATCGTTCCACGTCGTCTGCATGATAATCTGCCGCCGGTGGTTAAGACTTTCCCAAGACATTTGCCTGTCATTCAATCCGTGGGGCACACTAGCGCCCACATAATCCACCACTTCAACGTCATCGATCAAAGCATTGCCGCCATCCATTTGAACCTCCACGTTTTCTTTGAATTCGACAGCAAATTTAAACGCAAAAACATCCGTTGAAATGCGCTTAATCAAAACGCCTTGAGACAAAGAAATAGGATTAACGTCAAGTGGCTTGATGTTGTAACTGGTGGTGGCAGTTGAGTCAATAAACGGAACACGATTATTCGGAAAACCAACATTGGCGATGCTGGCTGTAGTCCAAAACGACACGTTCAAATTGAAAGTCGGTGCTGTGATAACCTCCAAACCCGACGGTTGCACGAAAAGTTCCGTGTTCTCGGGCGGACTACCTGTAGCTTTAAGGCCCCCAATCATGAGGCGATCCGGGTCGTAACTGCCTTCCAAAACGTTAACCGCACGCGGCACGATCAAATAATTAGCAAGGTCGGCATTGATACTAGTAGTGGCTCCCGTGTTGATAAGACGGGGCTGCCCTACGCGATCCAAAACACCCAGAGCGACAAGTTGCTCATCCGTAAAATTCAATGACGCAGCTGTGAAGCCTGCCAAAGTCTGAAAAACGTTGTACGTGCCCTCAGTACCAGCACCAGGGGTAACGGGCACCGTATTGTTGAACGCTATAGATTGTGAGGCATCGATGCGTATAGTATTGGCACCTGGAACATGCGCAAACGTCAAAAATTGCGACACCGTCACTGGCGAATCAAGCTCGTGCTTGTAAAAGTTAGTGACGGTGTTGTCTTTAACAGTCAATCGAGGGACGCGAAAAAGAAGCCCAAACTGCATCCCATCACCAACACGATGCACAACATACTGTGCAACTCCACTAACCGAAATGAGACCTGCACTGTAATACCGACCCTGGCGCAACACATCTTGGGGCAAAATTTGGAAATCGTACTCTGAGTGGTATGGCAACACCACACTCAAGTACCCCCCGAAACTCGTGGAAGCTTTCGGCAAAAATCCAGCAAGTATGCCCGTATCACGCCCATAAGTCGCAAAATTGCCAGCCAAATTGGCCGTGTCCTCGTTCTCGGCAACCGCAGTAACGTCAATGCCGGAGGCCTCGACAAAGTCAAATACTTGTGAACCCGCCCACACCCTAAAGAGCGAGGCAACATACTGGGTCGGGCCAAAACTCGGACCAGTTGGCGAAATAAAGCTGACATCCGATCGATTGCCTTGAAACGCAGGCAAAACGGTTCCGCGTTTGCACAACGTGAGCAAATTGGTGATTGACCATTTCCAATCGGCAACAGGCGGACTTGTGCCATCTGGAGGGGCAATAGCCACATCCGGCGCAGGCGTGTGCAACGTGACAGTCTGCGAATCAGATTCCATCTGACATTCGACAACTCCCCCTGCAAAATGTTCATTGCCTACATAATGCGAGCCCCGCGCTAGGGATATCTCTTCGCTGCTCCAATATTCGTCGTCCAAAGCACTTCCTGCCGCCAAAACACCATTCTTATAATCATCACAAACCGACGAATAAGGCAATTGACGGTATTTGATGCCTTGGCTGGCGCATGCATTAGAGATTTTGGATTGCAGATCTTCAAAAGCATCACGACCAGCACCGAAAATACGCCGCAACGATCCATGACAATTAAGTGTGAAACTAAGCAAAGGATCGTCCTGCGTTTTATACCAAGCTAACGAACGCAAGATACTCTGTGTGCCACCATACGCATGATAATCGATACCCGGAGCGTACGACTCGCGTGCTTTCCGTGTTTCATTGCCAATGAAACCAATCTCAATGACAGGGCCGTTGACTGTACTAAGCGCTGCATCCTTGATGGCCGGCGTGAAAACCAGGCCCGCCCGACCAACTTGATGCGCGTGACACTCTTGGGTGTACGCCTTCTCTTTGGTGGCATTGCGCATATCATCCCCGTAAGCACTGCCGCAATTGTTCTTTTTGTGAAGGGCTGCGCAGCCCGAAAAATCAAAAGTCGCAATTCGACTCTCCTCAATGGTCTCATCGCGCGAATTACGGGTGGCCAAAAACCGATAATAGGCATACGTCATAAGTCGACGACTCCACTCCGTATTGCCGATGATGGTCATAAAACCGCCAGATGACATGCAACAAGTCTTCCTAAAGAAATATGGTTTAATGCGAATGTCACAAATGACCATATTGACTATGAGAGTGTTGCGCACCCAATGGTGTTTTCTCGCATCCTCCAGCGTCGCACCCACTTCTCGATTCTCCTCATACCACAAGTTGATAGTCTCACAAATTTGCAGAGCAACTTCAACAGTGAGCGAAGCCTCGAAAGCGGCGTAGTCGCCATCAAAACCTGTTTCCGAAACGGCAAGTTCACGTTTCACCATTTTATCCCAGTCGCTACCATAGGGATTCATGCCAACACCACTACCAAACGTGCCATGGCGTTTCATGTATTCATCAGTGAATGCGCCAAAGTACATCTTATTCAAAATGAGCGCCTCCATAGGAAAAACACTAAGTTGCCGTGTCTTGGGTATTGGGCGAATCTTTTTGTTTTTAAGGACTTCCTCCTTAAGGGCCATATTGACCGTGAATTCTGGCATGGAACCTGTGAGGATGGAATCGTACGCATCGTCCAGCGAGTCGCGCACCGGACCGGGTTTCAACACCCAGAAAGGGTGTTCCTCATCACGCTCCTCACAGTGCAACGATTTAGGGCCTTTCTTCTCCTCACAAATGGGAAAACCGGCAGATTTCGACATATCCATGCCATGACAATTCGTCCAACCTTCCACTCCGTTGAGCGTCTCGTGCTCAGTCAGAAGGCGCGCTTTGCCTGGACAAGCCAACGCTTTAAGGAGCACAATAGTCTCGTCTTTATGGACGGCATTCATCACCCGCTGATTGTACCTCATGTGTGTTTGTTCTGCCTGGAGCGGTACGCGATACAACATGTCTTGTGTAGTGTGCCCCTCTGCACGTGGATCCAACTCCGACATAACGCACAAACCGTAATTGCTAGTAATGGGTGTCAAAAACTCCGCTTCATATATTGGTGTGTGGACCAACTTACTAACAAGAAGTGTTTTGGCTGAGCCACAACCTTTGCTATGGACGGCATCGAAGGCGCTATGTGGCATGCTCTCATGTTCGAAAGCGCAAATACGTGGTGTCTGCGATTTCGAACAAAAATCCTCATCCATGATAATCGCTGTATTTTTGCCGTCCATTTGCGCGCTAGCAAACTGCTCAATGAAATCCAAAACAACGCCATCATTCACAAACACAGCTCCTGCCTTAGGTTTGTCCCCATTCAGAAAATACGCGTGCAATCCCAGGATCTTGCCGTTCTGCAAAAGCGGCCGCCCGCAGTCGCCTTTCACGGTGCGGATACCATAATTGACAGAGCCTCGAATATCAAAGGCACATTTGCCTACACTATACGACGCAATGCCATTACTTGGGGTAATGACCGTGGCTTGATCTTGAGCAGCCAAGAAAACTCCGGGCTGGCCTGAAGGAACTTGTGTCGGATCTTCGTGGGTACAAAAATACGACAGAATGTTCTTAAAATTCGAAGCCGGCCAATTGTACATACATATGTCACGATCTGCAATATGAACCAACCGATCCGCTTCGAACATAGTCTCTTTCGTAGCTTGGTTGCAGGACGTGTAAGAAATGGGCGTCCCTTCCGCAATAAGTTCACCTTCCGCATCTACGAAAAAGTGAAAATTGGTGAGAAGCAAAGAACCTGTAACAAAAGTTCCCCACATGGCGCCCGAATTTCGATTAAGCTTGACCATATTTCGCCTAATGACAGTTGACGGAACGGCTCGTTCATCAAACTGGCCATCTCCGCCACCGCCTTTGTTGCGCACGCCGTACTTGGGTGTAAAATCACGACCTTTACTCATCTTGCTCGTGTGTGCCTTTTTCCTTGCAGAACCGCCGCCGCGCGTTTTCAACTTCTTGTCGCGACCAGAGCTGAAACCTCCTGCGCCAGCCTGTGGTTCATACGTCGCGGTCTCCTTATTGAAATAATAACTGCGCACAAAACGTGTGCCTTGTACAACGCCTATCGCCAAAAGGAGAGCACCAACAATTCCCGCAAGGCTACCGAGCAAACAAGTCCTATTAGCGTGAGTCTTCTCCATCAACAAGTAGTAATCAAAGGAAGTTCTGGCAACAAAAGTTTCAGTAATGGGTTTCATTTTGTCGCCAACCCATTTCCAAATGTTCGCACTCATAGATGGGCCTTTACACGTAAAACCAGTACGATCCAAAAGACGCGTGAAGGGAGTGACTTTCTCAGGCACGAAATCTTCCTCGTCCTCCGAATCAGGCTCATAGAGGGTTTCTTTCCTCATCTCGAAAACGTGTTGCCAACGCTTTTTCAAAAGAGCATCAGCCAAAGGCGTAGCCAAGGGTTCACTGGCCGCAGCACATAAATCCAAATACGCCTCCTTTGCATTCTCGCGAATCGGTCGATAAGCAACAGCAGGACGCAACGGATCGCCTACATCACGGTCTTCGCAATAGTGTTTAGCGACTTGGCCCTCCATAACCAGTTCGCGTGTGCGCGCAATTTCTTCATAAGCTTCAGAGCCCGCCTCTTTGTTAAAGCTCTGATTGCGCGCCCAATCGAACTGCGCTACCGTATACGCATGACCACGCGCAAAGTTCTTGTGATGAAAAAGTTTGATGGGCCGCGCCCAATCAATGGAGCGCGTACGCCCAACCAAAATGGCATCAGACTCGTCGACTGTCACAATTCCATCCTTATTGAGAACATCAAAAATGCGTTCCAAAAGATGTACGTAATCACACGGATAGTGTTTCCGCACCAAATTGATCACATTCCCGAAGCTTTTGTTCTGCAGGAAACCCGCTCGAACTTTCCAGCCCTTAACAAAACCAGGACAATTAAGGAGTTCTTTCCTGACAGCTTCCGAAGGGCGCGGCTTCTGTGCAAAGAAGCGAACCCAACCATAGGACGAGCGTTCCACGTGATTCCAAACGGTCCCAACATCTAGGACCGATGTTTTGACTTCATCGTCTTCCTCAGTTGGAGTTGTGTAATCCATAACGGTTTCGTTGCCGCTAAGGACTTGCACTTCCACCTGCTCAGGCAGGAGCAACTCATTTTCTGTTTTCTCTTCCTCCGGCCGGTCCAAAGCATTCCCAGCAATCTCGACGACGCGCGCAAGCGCCGCGGGATCTAGAATGTGAGGAGCCTCGAGAGGCATACGCTCAGCTCTGTGCATATCATACCAACACTTGCCGCCAGAGGCCCTGGCTGTGTCAGCATTGCGTTGCATGATAAAATTGGCCTGATTGCGATGTAACGCCGCAACAGCCAACGTCTTCAGCTCCTCGTACGTGACATCCGTCTCTCTACCATCAAACTGCTTAATGGAAAAGTTCAGATGTGCAAAATCACCTTTCTCACAACTGCGTATTGTGTCAGGATTCGACATATCTAAACGACCGGCCACTCCAAAAGCTGGTTTCATAGTAACACGCACTTCCATAAAACGGTTGTGAAAAGCCGCAGGGTGTGCCAACTTAGTGTTCATAACTAGTGGCACATTGCTACTCAAAACAAACATAAGTGCCCGCAAAAGTTTGCCTTTGCTTTCCAACGAAGCCATATTGAGAACGTACTGCACAGAACTAATCTTCGTGATCATGGCACCAAGCTTCTCGGGGTCAGTGACGGCCCCCCAGTCATCAATCAAAATGCAACCTTGGGCGTCATAACCGTCGTAAAATTTGGCACTGGTAGGTTCACAATAAACCGAAGTGCCAAACAGATCGCGTGCGAAAGCTCCCGTAGCAACGCTCTTTCCAATACCAGAAGCACCCGAAAAATAAAACCCAACTGGCGTGGGTCGCTGGCCCTTATCATCAGCATAATCTCGAATCTCCTTCAAGAAAGGCGTAATGCACTGCACCACCTTGGCGGCAAACAAATGCTCTGGTTTCCGCGAAGATGGATTGCGCATAACAACCTCCTGATACCTCCCAAAGTAGCGCATGAGCTCCGCCGCTTTGAAGGGATTGGACGTAGCAATTTCAGGTTTGTTTTGCAAGTCAATGACGGCCCTCATGACTTCAGTCTCGACGTCAGTGAATGCAAAATCCTTCATTGCCGCAGAGCCAACGCCAAGATTTTCAAAAGCCATTTTCTGGATAGCTATGGGCAACAACTCAACAAAAGCGCTAATGACACTACCTGCTGTAGAGGTCAACCTTGAAATGACAGTAACATTCTTAGCCAGCAAATTGATGACACCAGCAACATTGCTAGTGTCGCAGCTCAAAAAGATGCCCGTGGCCAACGTAAGCATGCTAGTCAATTGTGTGCCATCAATCTGAACTTCAACTTCTTCGACAGGACCCATGTCATCAGCAGCAGGTTCTTCGTAGTCATACTGCATAGGAGCGTAACTCTGCACAAACGTTTGTGCGCGCTCAATAATTTTGTTCAACTTGCCTGAAGTGACTTTGGCAAGTGCCGCAAGCACTGCCAAGGTGATTGAAGTAACTACAGCAACAGCCAAGCCAGAAAGGCCTTTCATAAAATACATAATAATACTGATTGTCACGCTCAAAAAGAACGAAACAGCCACCATCTTAGTCAATTTATGATTAGCTATGATATGCTCATAGAACAAACTGAGCAAAGTAGAAACAGTGCCTAAGCCCGGCAAATGCTCCTTCAACCAGCCGGTAATAGTGCCAAAGACCAATTCGAGTGCCAGGCGCATTTTGTGGAAACGCCTAGGGGAATTGGAAACCGCCGACGACGGCTCTTGCAAAGGCGCATACTTATCGCGCACCGCACCACAAACATCTCTGTGAGCTTTGATGGCATCACCGAGTGACGGCGCATCTGGAGTGCTCTGACCTAATTTGTCGACCGCTTGCTTAATCGAATCGGCTGCTTCCCCAATTTTCAATGGCGCACGCCAAAAAGCTTTAATGTTTTCCATTTGCACTTCGGCCTCTCGACGACCTGGTGCTTGTTCATGTTTGAGTCGCACGCAACGGGCATGACAAGTGCCAGTTTTGTAAAGTTCGCACACTTGCCAACCGAAGGCAGGGCGAATAGCACTATGCTCAAAGCAAAAAACATGTTGAACAGCATTGTGTGGTAAAAACGAAAGCATGCTCAATCTACGAGAAAGTTGCAAAGTAAGGTCCTCAAGATTGGCGATTTCCCGCACCAATCCAACAGGACGACTGACCAGCTTGAGTTCACGCGCAGTGAAACGAACAAGACCCCTACTCGGGCGCCCATCATTGAAACAATATTCTGAAGTGTATGCATCGCAGCGTTCAAAATTCGTTTTGGATAGGGATTCATCAGGACCATAGGGGTACAAGGTCAAAATTTCTTCATCGTCCAGTTCAGAAGCATCAGCATCAGAATTACTACCTAAAAGGTTGCGATAGTAAGAGATGTGTTTTTGCTTGAAACTGGCGGATGGTAAAGGTTCTCGCTCAAGAGAACTGAAGTCGAAAGTTTTAACGTCAACTCGCGACAAATGTGGCTCAACAGCCTGGGAGACTTCTGTCTCTGTGATAACATCATTGTTATCGGTCACATTTCGTGACATAGTCAAAGGGGCAAGCCCAGTGACAAAGGAAGCCTCAGCTTCACACCCGGAAGAGGTGGACTCTTCGCGAGTAGCGGCGTATGATA